ACTCACATCAAGCCCGCAAGCTTTACCCATCTTCTTGGCAAACCATTGGTGGAACTGCTTCTCCTCATCCCCGAAGCATCCATACGTCTGATTACGCAGGGTGACTCGGTTGCCTTCTTCATCGTAGGCTACGAGGAACGCAATCGTACTGCACTCACCCGTCGATGAGTTGATTTGGTGACGGTACTCGATAGCCACGGGTATGTTGTTCGTGGTGGTAGTCATCACTGAGTCGCTACGCTCAGGAGTCATGCCAGTAACGATGAGTTTATCCCACTTGTCGAGAAAGGTTGTGAGGGTGATTCCTGCTACCATGTGTTAGAGATTTTGATTTTGTCGTTGTTGACACTGCAAAGATAAGACAGCCTTTTCGTTTTTCCAAATTTATTTTGTAACTCGTTGATTTTCAGTAATGAATACTCCGTCAACTTGGTCTGAATAGCACCAATGTCCGTTGTCTAGTGTGAGTACGTAGTTTGCGTCCATGCTCACCTCGCTTACCTCCACGCCATACTTCTCTCGTGGGTAATCCGTAACCTCGATAGCGATTACGTGTGCGGTCTTGTGTGGGACGCGTCCGAATCCACCTCTGTACAGCACTTGTGAGCCTTTGCGAATGATTCGGTTGTTTGTGAATTTTGTTTTCATCTCCATAGGTTTACTAAGTATTGATAATGTTCTAAGTTTTCGTCTTTCTTAAAGAAAGATTCAGGGTCGGGTGTTAGGTTGTTTTCAACCCATCGCTCGTTGGCTAGGGCTAGGGCGTCAGCCTCTGACGAGGCGCACACCTTATGCCAACCACCTTCCTTGAAGTAGAAAACCCAAGTTTCTTTTTTCATCGTTCGTTTTCTTTTAAGTATTCGTCGATGATTTGGTGTGCCGTCTTGTTGTCGTTCAGGTACTCATCACGCTCCCCTGACCACCATGCGGCACTGCGCAGTACGTTCACCCCGTGGTCGAACTTGGGCTTCGGAAGCAGGTCGAATCGTGTTCCTTTGAATGCTTCTTCGAGGATTTTGGCATTGCCACCATCGGCTTTCATGTATGCGTCGATCAACGCACACTCGAATCCACCCGCTGTCTTGCGCCGTTCGTACAGCGCATCAATGTGTTGTTGAGTTTTCATTATTGGTTGTTTACAAAGATTTCACGCTTCTCTTCGAGGTCGTAGATAGCACGTTCACCGCGCATCTCAGCGAGTTCGAGAGCCTCATGCTTCCCGTCGAGGACGTTGCACAAGTCGAAGACAATCTTGCCGTCTTCAACCCACGTACCTATGATTGCGCTACCTGTTTGCCCAACCTCCAAGTCAGCTTGGAAAAACAAGTGATTGTACAAGCTTTTGAAGGCTGATACGTCGCCCATCTCGCAGGAGTTTTCGGGCACGATTCCGCCCACTACATAGCCCTGCTTAGGTATGTAGTATTCGTTGTCGCCATTGACTGCGATTGAAGAACCACCAGTCAACAAAGTTGAACCGTATGCGAAGCTCATAGCTTCGTCGAAAGAAAAGTTTTTCATAGAAAAGAGATTTTGACACTGACACCCTTTAGGGTGTTTCGGCTATCGAAGCCTCATCAGAGTGCCTGACCTACAAGGTCTTCCAACCTCATCTGCTCATCGCAGGTAAGCATGTCCCATGCCTCGCAAGAGCGGATAGCATCGAAGCTGAGGAATTGAACGTCATTGAAGAGAGCCGAAGCCATTTGCGCTTTCTTGCGCTGAGTGTTTGTGCTGTGTAGCATGATGTGAGAGATTTAGAGTTTGTCAGAATCGACGATGCAAAGATAAGGAACAGAATTCCAAAATCCAAATTTATTTTTTACCCTTTAGGGTAGTTTTCGCTTCTCATCGGCATGATGTATGTGCCGAACACGGCAACGTACACATCACACCATGAGGTGATGAGCTTCCCTTAGAAAGGGAAGTCATCAGATGTTGGACAACCATCAGCAATCAAGGCTTCAGCCTCAATGCGGAGACGCTCCAACTCCGCAGAGCGATGACGTGCCATAGCCTCCTCAGGAGACTCTCCTGGAAGGAGAGTAAGCTTCATCTGAGCCTTCTTACGAGCCTTCGGCTCGACAACCACAACCTCCTTACGAGGCTCGAAAGGCTGAGCATCACCTTCGGTGATTGCATGGACAACCTTCGTCTTGGTTACCTTGCCAACTTTGTTGGCAGTAGCAGTCTTGGCTTGAGCAAGCTCAAGACCTGCATCTGACGCCCTACGAGGAGAACGAACAGCCTTCTTCGAAGCCTTCGGCTTCTTGGCTGACTTAGCCTTCTTCGCAGATTCCTTAGGAATCTCGACAGATGACAACAGCTCAGCAAGCTGAGCCATGGACGTGTTAACAGCTTTGAGCTTGCTCTCCGAAGGAGAGAAGACGAAGGAGTTAACGTTAGACTTCAACTGCTTTAGCAGTTCGATACGAGTGATTTCTGATGTCTTCGACATGATGTAAGAGATTTAGATTTTGGCTGAATTGCCGATTGCAAAGATATGGCGATGGGAAACGAAATGTCAAATTTTTTGTCGACTAATTTCACTCGCCATTTTCCTGAGCATAATGCGCCCCCAAATCACGCGAAATTCGCGTATGTGCGTAACGTCATGCCCGCATCATGTGTGTCATGTGCGCCATCGTGAGGGAAGGTCGATATCTAACCTAAAGGTTAGGGGAGGGGGTTGTCCCTCCTTGAAACTTAACGGTTTAAAAACCGTTTGCTGTCGAACTGCTTCAACCGATGGGCTTTAGGAATCTGATTAACAGGCTATTAGCCTGGTAATCAAAAGCTAAAAGGTATGCAAGAATCCTAAAGGATTCTAGGGGACGGGGTTGGTCAAGTCCGTTTCGGTGCAAGCACCGAGTCACTCATAGATACACATAATCCCCACGATCTGTATAGCTGGCATTTTTTTAAAGTCGGGTTGTGAACTGAGTTATGAACAAAACCCGCCTGTACACTGGTTAAAATGCTGTTACATAGAGACTTATGTGGTTTACTTAAAGTGTTACTTCAGACTTGACTTTTACAAAAAAAAGTTGTAACTTCGCCAAGCTTGTTAGCGATAAAGCTTCGATGCTGTTTTAAGACTAAGGAGCTATCTTAGATACGTGCGTGTACGCACTAAAACAGAGACTACGAAGCGTCAGTCAAACATATTAAGTTGTGAAGGCGCAAAGACTGTTTTATTATATTTGCAGTCATGAAAGCGTTAAGATACAATGGCGACCCTATCGACCCCAAGAAGCTAAAGAAGGGGATATCCTGGTCTGAGAGCAGAGGGGGTAAGTATATGATCAACCCTACTAGTTCTGCTACGGGGATGTATGGGCAGCTTTATAGTCAAGTTGATGACCTCCCTATGATGCAGGGGGTATCTAGGGACTCGTTGGCGAGAGATATGAGACTACAGGATATGCTCATGGACATGCGTATCAACGAAGGTATCGGTGGGCCTAGCTTAAGTAAGAACGCAGCTGATCTCGAAAGAGAGTATAAAGGACAGCTTGGGGAGCAATGGAACTTCCGTCCTGATGAGGTAGCTGCTTTGAGTCACTTCTTAGGGCGTCAAGGAGCAAGGGAGTATTTTGCTTCTTTGAGAGACGGCAAGCCGTTTAATGTCCCAGGGGTGAATAAGACCCCAGAAGAATATTTACGTATTTATAATGAAGGGATAGAGAGATGAGTAAAAGAAATTACAGTCAAGAGTATGCTGATTTTCATTCTTCTAAAGAAGCGATTCAAAAAAGATCTGAATTAAACAGCTACAACGAAAAAAATAAAGGCAAAGGAGACGCCTCTCATGATTCCAGTGGCAGGATAGTTGGACGCAGATCGGTTGCGGCTAATAGAGGAGACGGTCAGACTACTCAGGGCGATAGAAACGCTAGAGGAAAAGGAGCTAAAAGAAAGCCTTATCGTTTGTGGAGAAAAACAAGGGATTAAATAAATAGACAATTATGACTAGACAAGAAGAAAGAGAAGCGCTTAAGCAAAAAAAGACCAACATGCGAGCCATGCGTAAAGCAGGCAGGCGTGGAGATCAAGTTAGAGATGGGTACGAGGGGTATAAGGCTTTAAAGGCGGACGATGCTCGCGCGGCTAATACCGTACAAGAGCGTAGATCTGATAACTTTAACAAAGCAATGATAAGTGCTGCTCTTTTAGGAACTGCTGTTGGTGGTGCTGCTGTTTTAGCTCCTGGTATGTTAGCTGGCGGGCTTGGCGGTGGCGCTGCTGCTGCTGGTACTACCGCTGGTACGACAGCTGCGGGTACTGTTGCCGCTGGTACGACAGCAGGTGTGAGTGGTGCTACTACTACTAGCGGATTGCTGGCTGGTTTAAGTGCAGCTCCTGGTGCAGGAGGGGTAGCGGCCAGTACTACTGCCGCCGCCACAACTGCTGGTACTGCTGCTGCCACCACCGCTGGTACTGCTGCTGCTAACACTATTGCAAATGTTGGAAGCGCATCGTCAAAAGCGCTGAGCCTTGGTCAGAAAGTAAATAAAGGATTGGAAATATCAAATCAAGTAAACGACGTCTACGGAGCCATAAAAGAAATGAATGAGCAATTTAATCAACCTCAGACTTACGAGGTAGAGCCTGGATCAGATTTATTGACTCAACCTACTGGCCCTGACTACAGTTATTTTACTCCAACCTGGTACTATAATTAATTACTATATTTGTGCTATGAGATCAATTACGAAAGGTGGAGAACCTAAACAATCTATGAAGGTTTCTGGGCAGTACGCCCTGACGCCTATACAGCAAACCGAAGGTGGTGACCAGTTTGTAGAAATGGAACTACCTAACGGTAAAACAGCTACAGTTTTCGGCGACTGGGAAAGTTACGGTAATCCAGACCAGGAAGGTCGCATAGAGGATATGGACTACAGAATATACCCGCTTGGAGACGGAACTTACGCTCTTGATGCTGGAGAGATGGAAAGCGAAATGATGAGAAATGAGGGCAGAGAGTTTGCAAGCCAAGCCCAAGGAGGTCAGGGAGCTTCTAAAATGGAAGATCTTTTAGAGATGCTGACCCAAAGAAAAGGGATGGGTCAATCACAAAATGGTGGAATGAGGCCAGTAAAATAAAAAACATGGCTTCACCTAAGTATACAAAATACCGATCTAATGAAGGTGCTTTAGGCACGGCAGAACAGAGGCTTGTTGGCGCTCTCCAAAGCCAAGGCGTCGGCGCTGAGGGGTTGATGTATCTTTTGTCTTCTATGCGCTCACCTAGTGATCAAGAACGCATGAATGCTATGTTCTCTGATCGGCCAGAATATACTGCGCCTGGTAGAGCGTACAGGACGGAGAGCGGTGCTGTAAGGTATCAACCACCGTCAGATATAGAAGGAGAGTACTTAGGAGAAGGTAGACGTATCACTAAAGAAGATGTGGCTGAGATTACAGGCGGTAGAGCTGAAACGAAAGAGAGGGGACAGATTGCTGTAGCTAAGATGTTGGAAGATCCAGCGGTACTCAGATACTTTATGGATATATACGGTAAAGCTGGAGAAGCTTTTAGCCCTCGTTTAGCTAAAATATCTAGAGGTAAAGGATCAGAGGATTGTCAGCCAGATAGAACTGGTAAGATACCAGCTAGTTGCAAAGGCCAGAAGGACGCTTACAATTAATGGGTAGTAAGAACTACTTCAATCCTAGATTAAAAAGAATAGATCCTTCGTGGGTGGCAGAAAAAAATAACTTAAGAAATGACACCAAAAAAAACATCTCTAGAAAGAAAACAGGCAAGGGCGGGAAGGAGATATGACAGAAGGGTAGGTAGAACACCTATTACAGACGCTAAGACACAAGATATGCTTATGGCTCTGTCTCAGATGAGGCAAGATGTAGATAACAAGTTGCCAGCTGGATCTTACCTCATGAACGAAAAGAGGATAATAAAATATCCTGGCGCTGGAGAAGACGTTATTGAACATGAAAAAGTCCACGCCGCCCAGCACAATATGCTTGGTCGGCTACGTGTTCAAGACCCAGAGATTAGAAAAGCTTCTAGAGCTCTTAATAAGTCTATAACCGAAGACCAATTAGCTTCATTTACAGAAGCTGGTAAGTACATAAGACAGCCCCATGAACTAGAAGCTCACCTTAGGGGTGCTGCACCAATGATTAAAAGTCTTGGACTAAAAGATAGTAGCTTTGACGAAATACTTATAGGACTGCAAAGAGCTGAGGAAGAAGGTGTTAGCAATCAAAACATGAGGAACTTGATGCTGTTTATGCAAAATGAGTTCACCCCAGAACAAAAAAATATTATTGAATCTGCTTTTAAATCTTCAGGGATTTGATATATTGGCCTTATGAAAAAATTTATTCTACTCCTTATTTCAGTCGTAACCCTGGCTAGCTGTTCACCTCATACTACGCCAGCTAAGCATCGTCGCTACCACAAGAGCAAGATGAAAGGTCCAGATTTTCCAGGCACAACATGCATGAACAATGAATCTCAGCAAGAATTTATCGCTCAAAGAAGTTATTAAGTCTAATACAGCAACTCGCCTTGGGATAGACAACACCCCAGAGCAATGGGAAATTAATAACTTGCGAGCCGTAGCCGATAACGTCTTTCAGCCGCTACGCGATCACTTTGGCATCCCTATAGGAGTAAGCTCTGGATATAGGTGCAAAGCCTTAAATAAGGCTATCGGGGGGAGCAAGTACTCACAGCATATGATTGGTGAGGCTCTCGACCTGGACGCAGATATATATGGAGGTTTGAAGAACTCAGAGATATTCAACTATATCAAGAAAAACCTTGAATGGGATCAGATGATATGGGAGTTCGGCGATGACGAAGAGCCAGACTGGGTTCACGTATCGTACAAAGAGTCTGGGAATAACAGGAAGCAAATTAAAAGAGCGTACAGAGATTCTTCTGGCGTGTATTATAAAGTAATATAATGGCTAAAGCTAAACTTGTAGACTACGCACCAAAAGACACTAAAGTGTCTAGACCAGGTGTCCATGCTAAGACTAAATCCTCTAAGATTAAGACTAGTAAAAACTACAAAAAAGCCTATCGTGGGCAAGGGCGTTAAAGAGCGTTGTAAAAACGCTGTACCGCTAGCCTACCTTTCTGCGATAGCGCATAACGAACTCTGTAATTATATTTTGTTTCATCACGGAACAGATGATCCTCTAGAGTATTCGAAGGTGTAAGCTTATCGAAATGTTTGTATATATACCCAGCTATAACCAGTGGGTATATCATCCTGTCCGCTAAGTTCTTTCGATTCATTCCATATTCAGAAGCCAAGTAGTCTATGGTGAAGAATTCAAGATCGTATATAAACAACATTAGGTTTAAATAAGATTTAGTCAGATCGGGATTGTTTTCAATAAAATCATTTGTAGCCGACCTAAGATTTTTTAAAAAGTTTTTGTTTATATATTTTTCAGGAAGTTTTGATGCCTCTCTGAATAACCTTGATTTTTTAACCGTAGATTTAGGCATAGATATTATTATTGTATCTTTGAGATAAACAAATTTACATCATGAACCCTAAAGACACCCTCTTCTTTGCCGAAATGTATTCCCTCGTCAAGAAGATGGAGGAGACCATTGATGAGTTCGATATGAAAGACAGAACTCTGGCGTCAATAGTCATAGGCGTTATTGATCATGACGCAATTGAAGACGGCGACGAGTCAGCTGAGATGAAAACAATGTACAGCTTTAATATACAGAGCAGACATGAGTTAGACGCTCTTAAAGAAGTAATGGACAGCGCATATCAAGATGAAGACGACGAGATTGATCTTGATGACTTTTTAGGCGACTTGGGGATATCTTTAAATTGATATTATGTTAAAATTAAACAAATTAATTTTATATGGAAGGCTTAATCAGGAAAATAGTAGTCGGCAAAGATCCTAAAAACGGCATGGCATATTACTCTGGCATGCGAGCTGGAAAGGGAGAGATTTGCGCAATTGTAATGGACGAAGAGCATTTGTTCCGTTATCAGAAAAAAAGATATTTAATCTACATAGAATCAGAGGGCTCTACGATGCTTTGGAAGTCTATAGATTCTATGCCATGCATAATTGAATTTGATTTAAATTTTTAAAATGGAAAGCTTAAACTCTTTCATTGTCTACCTTGAAAAAAGGTATGACAACGAAATTGAAACCAAAGGAGGGCTAAAGCTCTACATAGAGACCAAGTTTGAACCCTTTAAAAACAGAGTAAATGAAGGCAAAGTTGTTGCAGTTCCTGCAAAATATGAAACAGGCGTGGAAGTCGGGGACACCCTTTACTTCCATCATCTTGTCGTTTTGGCTGATGGTCAACCTCTTCCTGTTGATGATAATCATTATGTTGTATGTTATCATCCTGAGCATGCCATTAGTTCTCAAGCTATTGCTTACAAGTCTGAAAAGACTGGCGAAATCCACCCTCTCTCTACCTGGTCAATTCTTCAACATGTTGAGCAAAAGAAAGAGATTAAATCGAACATTATTGAAGTTGTTGAGCTTAAAGAAAGGCAAGTCAAGAAAGCTAAGGTTGCTTTTGAAAACAATCACCTCAAAAAGCTAGGTGTTAAAAAAGGCGACATCGTAGGTATTCGAAAGGACTCTGATTACTCTTTTAAGATAGACGGAGAGACTTTTTATCGTACTCGATTAGACGATCTATTGTATGTCGAAGCTTAAGTTTACAACTATAAGCGCTGCCGAACGACTTATGGAGAGCATGGAGGTAGCTATAAACAATATGATCGAGGAGATTAAAAAACCCGTCGATCCAGAGGCTGGTGGCTCTGCTAGGAAGGCGGAGCTACAGTCTATCAAGCAGACGGCTATAGACTGTAAAGAGTTACTGGTAGAGCGCCAGCGATTAGAACAAATGGTTAAAGATCTTAAGAACAATGGAGAAATCGAAGAAACAAAAGACTACTCAGGAGGATTTGCAGAAAGGTACTCAAAGTAGACCTAGCGGGTTGATTTATTGGGACGACTATAACTTTAAACAGAACAACACACAAGAACTTGAAGAGATAGAATATACGCCTTCGTAGCTCAGCTGGATAGAGCAACAGCCTTCTAAGCTGTGGGTCACAGGTTCGAGTCCTGTCGAGGGTACTAATTAAATTAAACAACATGCCAGACCTATATTGCCCTGAATGCGGTAAGGAACGCTTTGAGCGATCCCTTACTATGAAAGTAAAAGACGGAAGCACTTACTTCTTAGAAGGAGAGTGTGAGTGCGGAACCCAAATGAAATTATCCAATCCTAAGACGGGTGTGCCGTCTATTGGGAAGATGGATAAATTTGGAAGAAGTTATTGATGTCCACCTTAATCGACATAAAAGGATATGAGACTAAGGGGATTAAGATCGACCCTAACGATACAGAGGGAGAAGTTATTGAGCTCCATGGGCTACTCGTGGTACTTCCAAAGAAACCACCCAGATCGCAGATTCTCTTCCATGACCTACCAAAGGCAATGCAGCTGTGGCAAAGGATACCTATGCCAGAGGAGTTGCAGCGGATACGCAGTATGGATGAGTGGCTCGAAAAGCCTTCCGAGTTTCGAAAGAAGTTTCATTCTTACATCGAACAGGAGTTTCAGCGTAGGCGTGACGGTGTTTGGTTTTACAATAATGGGGAACCTACGTATATTACAGGGAGACACTATATGTTTCTACAATGGTCTAAAATTGATGTCGGATATCCATCATACCTCGCTTTCCAAAGAGAGATCTTTCTCCACCTGGCTGCTTGCGAAGCTGATCCCCGTTGTTTCGGTCAGCTTTATACTAAGTGTCGTCGTTCTGGCTACACTAATATATGTTCTGCTGTACTTGTGGATGAAGCTAGTCAAGTTAAAGAAAAGCTTCTTGGCATTCAATCGAAAACTGGTAAAGACGCCCAGGAGAACATTTTCATGAAGAAGGTGGTCTCTATCTTTAGAGGCTACCCATTCTTTTTTAAACCTATACAAGACGGTACGACAAACCCGCGTATGGAACTGGCGTTTCGTGAGCCATCAAAAAGGATCACGAAAAACAACAAGACCTCGCAGCATGGAGATGCCCTTAACAGCGGGATAAACTGGAAGAACACCACGAATAACGCATACGACGGCGAGAAACTACATATGTTGTATCTCGATGAGGCTGGCAAGTGGGAGAAACCTAGTGATATCAGAGAAGCCTGGAGGATAGAAAGAACGTGTCTTATCGTTGGTAAAAAAATTGTAGGGAAGGCTCTTGTAGGGAGTACGGTAAACCCTATGGATAAAGGAGGGGAAGAGTACAGAGACCTCTGGAAAGACTCAGATCCAAACGAACGCAACAACAACGGAAGAACCAGGTCTGGCCTGTACAGGATATTTATTCCAGCTTATGAAGCTCTAGAGGGGTTTTTTGATAGGTATGGAAACCCAGTCATCGACGATCCTTCCGAAAGCGTACACATACATGGTGACGTAATAGGTATTGACGGTCTTGCTATTGATATGGGGAGCCGTAAGTATTTAAAAAACGAGCGACATTCCTTTAAAGACGACCCTTCTGAACTTAATGAGATCATCAGGCAGTTTCCGTTTACCGAAGATGAAGCATTCAGGGACAGCATTGAGGGTAGTTTATTCAATATCGGAAAGATATATCAGCAGATAGAACACAACGATAATATATACCCCAATCCAGTAGTAAGAGGCAATTTTGTTTGGCGAACAAAAGACGAAGAGGCTGTTTTCTCCCCAGACCCTAATGGAAGGTTTTTTGTGGCTTGGCTTCCGCCAGACCACCTTAGAAACATAAAAAAGGACGATAAAGGAAAAAAGATAGCCCCAAATGCTCATATAGGCGTTGGAGGTGTTGACTCCTACGACCTTGACGCTACGGTGGACGGAAGGGGCTCTAAAGGAGCTTTACACATGTACAACAAGTTCAACATGGACGTCCCTGGAAATATGTTCGTGGTAGAGTATGCTTCACGCCCAGATCTAGCTAGCATCTTCTATGAGGATGTACTTATGTGTGCTTTCTTTTATGGTTACCCTATACTTATAGAGAACAACAAGTACGGTATCGCAAGATACTTTGAATCAAGGGGTTACGACGGTTACTTAATGGACCGTCCAGACTTCTTAAAGAATCCTAACTCTTCTACTAACGTTAGGACAAAAGGCATCCCTTCTAACTCTCAGGATGTTATCCAGGCTCACGCCCATGCTATAGAGGCATATATCCACGATCACGTAGGTATTAACCCAGAAAACGGCGAAATCGGTAAGATGCTTTTTAATAGGACTCTAGAAGATTGGATAGGTTACAAGATAGATAAAAGAACTAAGTTTGACTTGACTATTAGTTCTGGTCTGGCCCTTTTAGCAGCTCAGAAATCAAAGAAAGAAAAACCAGTATCTACCTTTAACGATAAGAAGTTTTTTAGGACTTTTAAGCCAAAAGCTTGGCACTCCTAGTTTTACTATATTTGCATTGAGTTAAAAAACTCTACTCATTGCAGATGTACAATAAAGATAAAAATTCATCTACTTTTCCAGATCCTTTCTGTACTTCAGAGGAAAAAAGGTCAAAAGATTATGGGCTTAAATATGCTAAGTCTATATATTCTCAATGGGGAAAAATAGATCAAGATGGCTCTAGTTATAAAAACAGGAGAAACACCTTTGAAAGAAACAGGAAGTACGCAAACGGAACTCAAGACACGTCTATATATAGGTCGCTTCTTACTTCTTTGGATCCTAATAACGGTGATGGAAGTATGCTTAACCTGGATTTTACACCAGTGCCCATCCTTCCTAAATTCGTAAGGATCGTAGTAAATAAAATTCTTTCTTTAAACCCATATCCTAACTTAGAAGCTGTAGACCCTCTGTCTTCTAGTGAGAAAGATTTAGAAAGAAAAAAGATAGAATATGCTGTAAAAGCTAAAAAAGCCCTTACTGGAATTAATGAAAAGCTTGGTGTTCAAATTGCTGGACCAACAGAAAATATACCAGAAAGTTTAGAAGAGGCTGAAATTTTTATAGGCAACAACATTAAATCTAATTCTGAAATTGCAGCTCAGATTGCCACAAGCCTGACCCTAGAGTGGAATAGTTTTAATGACAATATTCTGAGAAGGTGTGTAAACGACCTGACCGTATTAGGTATGGCCGTTGTAAAAAGAAGCAATGATCCAGAATACGGCATAAAAACAGACTATATAGACCCAGCTTCGTTTATTCATAGCTATACTGAAGACCCAAACTTTGAAGATATAGTGTATGCTGGTCACGTAAAGTACTTAACTATTAGCGAGTTAAAAAGATTAGCTGGCGATCAATTCACCGACGAAGATTATAAAAAAATTGCCCAGTCTGCTCAAAAAAGATACGGATATAATAGCGATAAGTTAAATCAGTCTGCCTATGATCAAATGTCTAATTCTATGACTCGTGGATTCGATGAGTATAGAGTTGGAATTCTTGACTTCGAGTTTTTATCTGTTGACACTGAATACTTTGAATCAAAAGAAAGCAGATTTGGCAATGTTGGGTTTTATCCCAAAGGAGAAGTTTATAAAACTCCTAAAAACTCTGTTTTTAATAGAGAGGTTCAAAAACTTGAAAACGCTTGCGTTTATGGAGGCTCTTACATTTTAGGTACCGAATTTATTTTCGATTACGGAAAGAAAACAAACATCCCTAAAAACGTTCATGATATAACTCGGACCAACATGTCTTACTCTGTTTGTGCTACAAACTTTTTAGACATGATTCCAAAGTCCATGGTTGACAGCTGTATTGGTTTTGCAGATCAACTCCAGTTAACCCACCTTAAGATTCAGCAATCTGTAGCTAAAGCAAAGCCAGACGGTATAATCATTGATATTGAAGGTCTTGAAAATGTTCAGCTCGGAAAAGGTGGAGAGCTACAACCATTGGATCTTCACGACATCTATGAACAAACTGGTGTTTTTTATTACAGAAGTAAAAATCCAGAGGGGGGCTTTCAGAACCCTCCAATTAGAGAGATAAACAATAGTATCAGAAACATTAATGAGCTTATTGGTTTGTACAACCATTACCTTAGAATGATTCGTGATGCTACTGGCATTAACGAGGTTATGGATGCCTCTTCACCAAAGTCAGATGCTCTAGTTGGCGTTCAGCAACAAGCTCTTGCGGCTGCCAATAATGCTATATATGACATTACAAACTCCTCTATGATTTTGTATAAAAAGGTCTGTAGCGACATTGTAAAATGCATTCAGATTATTCATCCTGATTCTGTTCTATATCGCATTTACCAAAATGCTATAGGAAAAGAAAATATGAAGGTTTTAACCTCATTCAAGGATTTGGCTATGTATAACTTTGGTGTTCGCGTAGTGAAAGAGATGGAGGATTCTGAAAGACAATACTTAGAGCAAAACATTCAAATTGCTTTGTCTCAAAAAGAAATAGACTTAGAAGACGCTGTTGCTGTTCGTCAGTTAAAAGACATTAACCAAGCTGAAAGACTTTTAATTGTTAGGAGAAAGAAAAGAATTGCTCAGCAGCAGCAAATCGCAATGCAGAATTCACAGCAACAAGCTCAGATTCAACAACAGTCGGCTCAGGCATCTTCTCAGGCCAGACAGCAGGAAATGCAAATGGAAGCTCAGCTAAAATCTCAAGAATTGCAATTAAAGGCGCAGCTTGAAGCCCAGCTTGAGCAAGTAAAACACGGGTTTAGAAAAGAGATAGAGATAATTAAAGCTCAAGCCCTTTTAGGTGTTAGGTCTGATGATCAACAATTTAAGGAAAAACTCGAAACCTTAAAGGAAGATCGAAAAGATGATCGCGTTAAAAAACAAACAATAGAGCAGAGCAAGCTAATATCTCAAAGACAAGGGGAAAGAGGGGAGCTTCAGGATAATAGCACTATATCACCAGAAATATTATTGTAAGATGGCTACAACTATAAATTTAGACACGTCTCAAAGGGTGGACATAATTTGTAAAAAAGGAGATACATTTTCTTTAAGGCTTACGGTAACAGATTCTAGTGGCGCCGCCAATTTTGCTGTCGGGGATGTTTTTCTGATGGAAGTAAGAGATTCCGATACTGGAGACCCTGTATCTAACAGAGAAAATCCAGCTGTTAATTTTTCTATTACAGTAACGGCAGACTCTGACGACGTTACCGCAAAGTATGTTGATCTCACTTTGGCCGCCACTACAATGAAAACCATGCCTTCTGGCTTGTATGTGTATGACGTCGAGCAAAAAACAACTTCAGGCGTGGTATCCACTTTAATTTATGGTACACTCAAGGTAAACGAAGATATTTCTGAAACAGTCTCTTAAAGATGTGCCATGCCAGTAAGCGTATCCCAACCATCAAAGATTGCTGTATCAAGCTCTAACGGAGGAGTAATAAATATCTCTGTCGTTGCCTCCGAGGAGACCAAGGTGGTTTCCCTTACGACTGCTGCTGCCAACAACGTTTCTATTGCTGGAGCTATTGGTGCGGGGCCCGCTGGCGCTACAGGTCCGCAAGGACCACAGGGGGAGACTGGACCTGCGGGTGCGGCTGGTCAGGGCTTACCCACAGGCGGTGTTGAGAAACAGGTCATCTTTAAGCAGAGCGAAACTGATTACGACACAGATTGGGGCTATGTTGAATCTGTATACCTTCAAGTTCAAAACGATGAGGGTAGTACTCTTCCTGCTGGGACACCAGTTTATGCAAAAGGTATTCAAGGCAACAGTATACTGATAGGAAGAGCTGATGCTGACGACTCTTCTAAGATGCCAGCTATCGGAGTATTACTTGAAGAAACTACAAA